GAGCCGGGAGAACTTCGGCGCGGTCGGGCTGAGCGCCGCACCCTCAGCCGTCCACTGGGCCGACACCCCGCCGAACACCGACGACGTGTGCGACGTGTCGTCGATCGAGGGGAGCGGCACCCGCAGCGAGTCCATCGGGATGACCGTCGCCTCGGGGCGTATGACCTCGTCTTCGAGCGACAGGGAGAGGATATCGCTCCGCAGGTTCTCGGGGACGAGGAAGCCGCCCTCGGACGGGACGCGCTCGGACATGGACGCCGCGTTCTTGACCTCCAGCGACTTCGCGAGGCTCCCCTTGAGCGCCTGCAGCTTGTCGAGCAGGTCGCCGTCGCCGTCCCGCTTCGCGACCGCCTCACCCTTGATCGTCGCCCACACGAACTGCTTCAGGGTCCCGGTGTACTCGGAGTTGTCGATGTCCTCCGCCGCGCCGATCGCCGCCGGGCTGAACAGCCCCTGCCGGTCGAACAGCTCGGCCAGCTGCGCTCCTGTCAGCTGGCGGCCGGCCGCGTTCCGCATCCGTGACCGGGCGATCGCCCGCGCCCGCTGCGGCCCGTGCCCTGGCTGGACGTCCAGCCCGTCGCCAGGCCTGAAGCCCTCCGGCGGCCGGGCGCCGTTGCGCTCGGCCTGGTCGCGCATGAAGTTCTGCAGGTCGACCTGCGTCTTCTCCTTGAACTCGCGGATGGCGTCGAGGTTCTTAGACGCCCATGCCGCCTGGTAGGCGCGGGTGAACTCGCCGAAGTTGCCTTCCGCGAAAATGTTCGTCATGCGGGTGTCGTCGTGCAGCAGCTCCTCCAGCTCCTCAGAGCTGGCAGGGATCGCCATCTGTTCCGTCACGCTCGCGCTCCCTTCAGAGCCGCCCGGTACCGCTCCACGGCGTCCGCCGCGGAGATGCCTGTGCCTGCGTGGTCGTCCGGCTCCCAGTCCGGGTTGACCTGCTTCATCGCCGCCTGAAGCGTTTTCTTCGCCCCGGCCTCGTTCGTCAGGCCCTCGGTCTGCGGGAGCCTGGCCAGCGCGTCCTTCACCCCGGCCGCGTTCGGCGGGTCGCCCGGGTGGTACTTGTACGGCAGCGCCCACGCGTCCTGCGTGGACTTGTCGCCCGCCTTCTCACCTGCGCAGATGCCCGCGTAGAACGCCGCCGGGTCATCGGACCCGGCACCGTTGTGCATCGCCTTGGAGCCATCCCACGGGCTGTTGTCGACCTTGCCGCCGGCGTCCCGGACCGCCTGCCGGTACATCGCCCACATCTGGTCCTGGGCCGCATCCTGCGCGCCGTCGCCGGGAACCTTGCCGGTGCCCTCGCAGTCCGGGCACTTCACGTGGCCGTCGCGGACCTTGCCGGTCCCCTCGCACGTCGGGCAGTCCTCCGCGGCGGCGCCTGCGGCTGCCCGCGGGCGCGCCTGCCCGGCACTGGCCGCCGGGACCAGCGGGGCCTCCCTGACATCCGTGCGGCCGACGAGCTGGGTGGCGCACTGCCCGCAGTAGCGGGCGTCGTCGTCGCTGAACTTCTGGCAGGCCGGGCACTGCACGTTCTCGTCGGACGTCCGGTGGTAGGGCTGCGGCTCGTACGGCCTGCCCGCCGCGTTCCGGGGGCCGTCCTGCGGCGGCGCGGACGGGTCGCCGTCGTCGCCCGGGACGCCAGACGGGTCATACACCTTGCTGCCCCCGCACGACGGGCACACGGCGCCGTTCTTGCCGGTGCCCGGGTGCGGCAGCCGCCCCTTGCCGTCACACGTCTTGCACGGCGGCTTCCCGTCGCTGTCGCCGTCGCCACCGTCGCCGTCCGGCGCGGCCGGGGCCGCCGCGCGCAGCCTGGCCATGATCCGCTCCGGGGCCCGGGCCGCCAGCGCGTCAAGGTCCAGGCCGCGGGGCAGCTGCGACGGCGCCCCGACCTCGGTGGCCACCTCGTCGGCCAGGCCCGCGGCCACCGCCTCTTCCGGCGTGTACCACCGCTCCGCCTGCATCACCTGGCGCCACTGGTCAACGGTGCCGCCCGCCCGGGTGGCGTACGCCTGCGCGATCACGTCGCCGTTGACCCCCAGGGCACCAGCCACCCGCAGGAAGTCCGCCTGGTTACCCTCCGCGTACCCCCACGGGTCGTGGATCATCATCGCCGACGCCGGCGCCATCACCCGGCGGCCACCGCGGGCGCCCCCGCCCGCCTGGGCGATCACCGAGGCGATCGACGCCGCATAGCCGTCTACGAACGTCGACACCGGCGCCGGGTGCTGCAGCAGCGCGTTGTAGATCGCCAGCCCGTCAGACACCACGCCGCCCTGGCTGGAGATGTGCACGTCCAGTGGGCCGCGCACCCCCGCCAGCTGCCCGGCGAAGCTGGCCGCCGACAGGCCGCCGCCGAACCACGGATCCTCGCCGATGTCATCCATGACGTCCACGCGGGTGCTCTCGCCCTCGGCGCGGATGCGCGCACGGATCGGGTACGTCGTCATCGCGTACTCCCCACCAGCCGGTTGAACATCGCCATCGCCCGCGGGTCCCTGGCCGCCGCGGCACGCAGGATCGCCTCAGCCGCCGCCACCGCGTCCCCGGCCGGGGGGCTCTCACCCGGCGAGAGCGGCACCGTCCACCGCGGCGGCAGCGCGGGCTGCGTGGACAGCTTCAGCGCCACGTTCATGTCCGGCAGGCCCAGCATCTCCAGCACGTCATGCTGGTCGTAGCCCGCCGTCACCAGCGACATGGCAGCGCCCGCCTTCGCCACCAGCTCCGCCATGTCCTGCTCGCGGTTGACCGGCGTCGGGTAGTGGTAGTCGAACTCGACACCCTGGCCCGTCGGCCCGCACAGCGGCAGCAGCTGCGTATTCAGGACGTCCTTCCACCGGTCCAGCCGCGGCGCAACCTTCCAGGAGGCGAAAATCTCTTCCCCCGTTTGCGCGTTCGCCCTGTTCACGTCGTCGCTGACCCCGGTCATGATCTTGTGCATCCCAACGGCCTCGCGGATGATGTCCCGCTCCGCCTCGCGCCCGGCGGTGAACTCCATGTCCCGCTGGCGGGCATTGTTCGGCGTGTACGTCTGGCCGCCCTCCAGCACCGCGATCCGGTGCGCCCGCGCCACCCCGTGGTGATCCTCACGCCACCGGTTCACGAGCTTGTTCCACTCGTCGTCTTCCATCTCGTGATCGACCTGGATCACGCCGCCCGGCTCGGCGGAGTTCATGAAAAAGTTGCGGTTCCATTCGGCGGCGGCCCGGCTCGACTCGATGTCGGTCAGCACCGACCGGATCGGGCCCATCCCGCCGTACACATCCAGCGGGTCCGGGTAGCAGTTGAAGATGACCTCGGTCGGCAGCAGCGGGATCTGCTCCCGGCCGTCCGGCGCCGTGTACACCCAGCCCTTCAGGTAGCGGTCCGGGTCCGGCACCGGTGTCATCCGGTCCGGCCGCACCGGCCACAAGCCCAGCGGCAGCGTGCTGCCCTCCGGGTGGTCCAGCCACAGCCCACTGATCTCGAACAGGCGGAACCGGGTCCACGCCTGCCACGAGACGCCGTTCACCGTGACCGACGCCGGGTTGTTCAGCACGTTCAGCGCCGCGTGCGTGGTCACCTGCGGGCGCTGGTCGCTGCCCTCGTCGGAGGTGGTGAACCGGCTCTGGCTGCCAGGCGCCGCCACCTGGCGGAACAGGTTCCACGCTGGCTTGGCCACCGAGCTGGCCAGGAGGCTCACGTTCGCGTACACGGTGCCGTTGGAGCCGTAGGCGCGCATCAGCGCGATCTCGGAGTTCGGCCCGTAGCCCAGGCCCGGCATCCGCTGCGGCATCGAGGCGCCCATCGGCACCGGCGGCCCCTGCTGCCCCGCCGCCGTGGCCAGCGCCTTGCCGATCAGGCTGGCCATGGACGCAGCACCTTCCAGCGCAGGCGCCCGGCGTAGTGCGCGGTCGTGCGGGTGATGTGCAGGTCGGGCGAGCGGCCCCACCTCAGCCAGAGGCCGTAGCCACGGATGCGGAACCAGGCCAGGTCGCGGTACACCCGGAGCGCCGTCACCCCGTGGCCGCCCACGGCTAGCCCTGGAGCTTCAGGTCGATGATCAGCAGCGACGCGCCGACGGCCAGGCAGCCGGGCAGCATCCCCATTACGTGCCAGAACCCCACGTCGGCGGTCACGAACGCGGCCACCGTCAGCAGGTGATCACTGATCAGCGCCGCCACCTTCGACGGCCGGCCCTTCCGCTTGGCCCGCGCGGCCAGCGCAGACCCAACCATGCCCAGCAGTGAACGGCGCGCGTGCGGCGCGGTCACAGCGGCCATCTGCACCCCCGGCCAGAGATTGGCCGCCAGGCGCAGCACGCCCGCCAGAGCAGTCACTGCGCCTGGCGGGCGTTGGCGTCAGAGTAGCAGTGGTCTAGACCCTTGGTCCACACTGTGACCAGCAGTGGTCTAGCGTTTCCTGTCCTGCGAGGTGATGACGGATGACCGCGCTGCGCGACGTGGACAAGCTCCTGTGGCCAGCCGTGCAGGAAACACTCGCCGCGCTCGGCAAGCTGTCGGAAGACTCAGCCGCCCGCAAGCTCGCCCAGCGGTACGCCCAGGCCATCGACGCCACTCCCGACGCCAAGCAGGCCTCCGTGCTGCGGTGGCTCGGCCCCGAACTGCTGAAGCTGCTGGAGTCACTCGGCGCCACGCCGGCCGCCCGGGCCGCCCTCACCAAGGGCAAGAGTGCTCCCGGCAAGGACAAGCCCAGGACGCAGCTCGAGATCATGCGGGAACAGCGCGCCCGCGGCCCGGGCCGTGCCTAGGAAGCTACTGGGGCGCACCGAGGCGGCCTACTTCACCCCGCCGCTGCGCACGCTCAGCCGCCGCACATCCCTCGGCTACGAGGTCGCCGACTTCGCCGCCAACATCATCGGCGAGCCCCTGCTGCCCTGGCAGCGGTGGGCCGTCATCCACGCCATGGAGCTGGTGCCGGACGGCACGTTCCGGTTCCGCAAGGTCCTGATCATCGTGGCCCGGCAGAACGGGAAATCGCACCTCAAACGGGCCGTCAGCCTCTGGCGCATGTACATGGAGCCGGGCTCCCAGCTGCTCGGCGTCGCCCAGGAGGTCAAACTCGCCCGCAAGCAGTGGAACTTCTGCCAGACCTCCATTCACGCCTCCCCCCAGCTCGAGGAGGAGTGGGGAAACGTCCGCAACGTCAACGGCGACGAGTACTTCTGGCTCACCAACGGCAGCGAGTACGCCATCGGCGCCGCCAGCCGCAAATCCGGGCGCGGCAGCAGCAACGACGAAGTCAACATCGACGAGCTGCGCGAGCAGCACGACTGGAAAGCGTGGGCCGCCCTCTCCAAGACCACCAACGCCCGGCCCAACCCGCAGATCTGGTGCATGAGCAACGCCGGCGACGACGAGTCAGTCGTGCTCAACCAGCTCCAGGACACCGGCCGCGACGGCCGCGACGAAACGCTCTGCATCCTCGAGTACTCCGCCCCCTTGGGCTGCGAGCTCGACGACCCGCGGGCGTGGGCGCAGGCCAACCCGGGCCTCGGGTACATCATCAGCGAAGCCGCGATCCGCTCAGACCTGTCCGACCCCCCCGACATCTTCCGCACCGAAGTCCTCTGCCAGCGCGTGCCACGCCTCGACGGCGCGATCGACTACAACGCCTGGCACGACTGCGCCGACGCCACCGGCACCATGAACGCCCTGCGCGGCCGGGTCGCCGCCGTGTTCGACGCCGCCCCCGACGGCGGCCACTACGCCCTCGTCGCCGCGGCCAAGCTCGACGACGGCCGGCCCCGCATCGAAGTCGTCAAGGCCTGGACTGACGAGCAGGCCGTGCGCACCGAACTCGCCGCCGAACTCGAAAGGGTCGGCCCGCGGGCGTTCGGGTGGTTCCCCGGCGGGCCGGCCGGCGAGCTGGCCACCGTGCTGCGGCCACTGGCGACCCGGTACAACCGCGTGCACGGCAAGCGGCCCCCCGATTGCCAGTGGCCTGAGGACGGCGAGATCAAGGGCGCCCGCGTGTCCGAGGTGTGCATGGAATTCGCCGGGCTCGTCCGGGCCCGCGCCG